TCATTATCCACATCATATTCGAGTTCTTCTGAAATAATTGAATAGTCTCGCGGTGTGGTAAGAAATTTATAAAAAAAGAAAATGGAAGTTAAAAGTTTGGTAAGCATCTCTTTATATGAAATGGAAGGTAATTTTTTAAGTAGGTATAATAACCTAATAGATGAATGGAGTGAACTCATAAAGAAAGAGCCAATGAATAAAAAAAAACATGAATCTGATATGGCAGAATATATCATGAAATGTATGCCATATATGAATCAATATGTCGATGATGACATTGAAGGTGGTGATGAAGATATAAATACAAATAACATTTTCAATGTCAAAGAGACTGTCGGTCTGAAGAGAAAGGATATATATACAGATTATCTCATAGATGTTGAAAAAAAAAATGTATATAAACCTATTGAACGAACACGAGATCGATGTTTAACTTGCCCCGATAGTAATCTACTTCATTTTCAAAACACGAGTGATCTCGTGTGTGATTCATGTGGTGCAATCGTAGCAATATTAATTAGTGAAGAACTGACATATAGAGAAGAACAAGAAACATCCGAGAAAGTTGTCAATTATTCATACAAGAGAGAAAATCATTTTAATGAATGGTTGTCACAATTTCAAGCACAAGAGATGACTACGATACCCCCCGAAGTTATCGAACAATTACGAAGTGAACTCAAAAAGATGAAAATCAAAAAGTTGGAAGACATCACTCATGCAAAGATTCGAGCACTTTTAAAAAAATTAAGACTCAATAAATATTATGAACATGTCCCGTACATTACAAATATTCTCAATGGTATCAAACCCCCAAATATGCCACAAGAGTTGGAGGAATATCTTCGAATCATGTTCAAGGATATTCAAAAACCATTCGATGATAATTGTCCATCAGAAAGGAAAAACTTTTTGAGTTATTCATATGTCCTTTACAAGTTTTGTGAACTCTTGAGTGAAGATCAGTACCTACAATATTTCCCACTCCTCAAGTCTAAAGAAAAATTGTATCAACAAGATGTCATATGGAAGAAGATATGTCACGACCTCAAATGGGAATTTATCCCGACAGTTTAAAGAGTAAATATTCTAAATGTGTAATGAACTGCCCAAACTACCAAATTTGTAGTAAACAGGTGAAACCTGGGTTGAAGGTATGCACTTCATGCTTTTGGAGATTCAAAAATGAAGTATTAGAATTTAGGAATGAGGAGTGTCCAAGATGTTGTAAAGTGGGGGAAGGTCTCAAGTTTCGGAAATGTGAACACTTCTTATGTATGAAATGTTTCGATAGATTACCACTCTGTAAATTGTGTGTTTAAAAAAACAAAGATGGTCGTATACATCCCCCCCAGTAACTCAGGTATGAGGAATCTCAAAGGTTTTATCGGGGACTTGCTCGAGGGGTAATGATTGAATCTTCCGCACTTCCACCTCCCGATTCGGGTGAGGTGGGTAATTCACCAGATACGCTGTCTTCAGACCTGTCAGATGAAGATAGTTTCGACCCTGCAACTCCGCCGCATCATTTAGAGTCTTGATCGTCTTGAATTCTAGAACAGTCTCGTTATTAATAATAATGTCCGCCCTCAAATTACCAATCACATGCCCCTTGAATGAAATGGGAATAATCCGTTCCGACTCATATGAAATTCCCTTCTCCCGTAGTAAAACCTCCATCGCATTATGATATACTCTCTCACTGTACCCAGGTCCCAATTGACAATATATCTCTCGAGCGTAGGCATCGATATCCCACTTCATTTATAAAGAAACTAAAATTTTCTCTATATATGTTAAGATGCCCAGCCCCATGAATAGTAATAACGGTCCAGCCCCGATGAACATTAACAAAAAGCCCAAGAAGTCTAAAGATAATGGAACCCATATCGTATACGTACGGGCACATACCCGTATAGTTAAAAACAAGACCCAATAAACTCTTCGTGTATAATAGATGAAAGTAGGAGTGGTGCGTCCAAATATGATGTTAAGAAGACAACGAATGAAATTGTCTCATGAAGTAGTGCACAATTTGAAAGAGATAAGTAAGATATCTTCTGTCAAGCGGTGGTAATATGCAGGTGGTATCGAATACGATAATCTGAAATTTAGTACACCAACACAGGTTACATCAAAAAAACGAAACAGAGTCGAAACTCGTGAAATTGAACAGGTGTGGTATTCAAAAATATCATATCATACACATCCAGGGATTGGGTATCATGAGGAGTGTATATTTGAAAATACACCAATATATACAACCCTCCCCAGTAATTCAGATTTTGAAGCGTATATCAAGGGGTTTCCCAAAATGCAAGTCAATATAATTTGTGATTCACATGGATATTATATTATTGACGTCTTAAAATCAGTCTATAAGAGAGTATCACCCTTACCTGAAGCTGTTTATGAATATATGAGAAAGCTACGCAGTAGACCATTCATGCGCATAGGTGCTTTTTCAGAGGATGGTGTTGAATATTTCCATACAACTCTACAAAACTGGAAAAGATATATGAATGAAGAAGTTAACCCAGAAATGATAGAACTATTCGGGATATCGATTCAGTATTATGGGTATGATGATGATCCACCAAATGTTACCATCTATCGGGATATAGACGTAGCATAGAATCCTCTAATTCGTCAACTTCGTACCAAGCCCAATGACACTCAGACGAATCCTTATCTATTTTACACATATCCTGTGCTTCTTTTATCGCTTCAGTGAAACGTAAACGAAGTCTCAGATTTTCCTTGATTGGTCTTACCTCCGCGATACATGGTCGTTGGTACATACCTTCAAGGACATTCTTACGAGTCTTTGCCAGTTTTATCTTGTAAAGACTGTTTTCAGAGAAGGTTGCTATGCATTTCATACTTTATGAAGGTATTAAAGTTTTAAGTATAAGGATACTTGTGCACCCATAAATTACAAACCCATTTCTCCCCGGACTTTACAGGTTGTCCACCATGTAAAGCATCGGACGTGTCTAACCCATAATTATCCAATGTATGGAAAAAGAGTGCATCCCCAGCATTCAGTTTATATTTTTCATTTAGATTCGGGAAAGCTGTTTCACCCCCTTCGTAGTCATCATTGAGAGCTATGATGAAAGTGTACAACCTCTTGTTCTTGTCTTGATAAAAGACATCTTGGTGAGGTTTGTAGTGTCCACCCTCTGTATATCGTAGAACTTGGAGTTGTTCACAATTCTTGAATGGCCTATCCGTATGACTCACACATTTCTTTATAATCTGCCTAACAGTGTAGTCGGTATTACCACTAAGCCAAGCTGTTTCACTTTTTCGGATTCGTTCATCAACCCTTCTATCCTTGTCTACTGTGGATACATGCAACTCCTTCTTGGCTTGTTCGATGATATATTTGCGTTCCTTTTCACTCAAAAAATTTTCAATTACCACCGGTTTGGGGTAGCTGGGAAGCAGGTAGACCAATAATACAATGAGGAACAATAGAATGACCATCTTACTATACTCACACAAAAAGTTTTCTGGGAACTGCTGAGTTATATCGCTTTCGTATCACCTCGAAAGTTTTATTACTGTACTCGATAAGGTTAGTTAAAATGTCAACAATTTCATGGTACCTTTGTGGTTCAATCATGTATTGTCTGAGAAGGTCACCACCTGTATTCGTTATCATTTCAAATATATGTGAAATATCTACGAGTTTATCCATGTACTTTTCTTGACGTTGAAGTAAAATTTTAAAATAGTCTTCAGTCATCTCATTTAGCATATAAGATATCCGAAGCTGAATATTATCGGGTGGTTGCGTATCCATGAACATTAAATCACGCTCCACTTGATATATCATCACAGCATATCGTAGTATGGTGTTAGGTGCCCCATGTTGTCTCAATTCCTTGAAGGTAGGTATACCCCCACATGGTATGTCCCCATGTTCGCGAGACATCATAGTTTTCTTTTTAAACTCTATGAAATGTGGGTTATGAATGCGCCCCTTTTCTATTTGACCAGTTCTCCAATCAAATGCAGTATGACAACTTGTACACCACATCTGAGCACATCCACTCGTCTTGTAAATAACTGTACCACATTTGGGACACGACTTACTGTCCTCATTTAAAAGATTCATCGTTTCAACCGTTTGTGGGTCACATTCGTGGTCATCTGTCAGTAATTCATTACATTTCTTACAATAGTGTTTGAAACACAATCCACAGTACCATTCCTCATTAAGAAATCCTTTACATTCCTCAACTGGAC